AGTCGCGGACCTTAAAGCGTACCTCTACCGTCGCCATGGTGGTTTATTCCTGTGGGCTTTCAGATGGGTGCGGGCTAAATGGTCGCCAAGATGCGGGCCTGAAGTCGGTCTTGTACGCGGCCTGCTGCGTCTCTTCGGTGGATGCGAGGTAGGGGTCATCGGGCGCAAGCCTGAGCATGTCCCAGTACGACACTTGGTCGTATGTCAGTCCGGGGAATCGCCGTCTGGGAAGGGAAAGGCATCGACCAAAAAAGTCGCAAATCCCATTAGCTCCGGTGCTGAGAACTCGGTCCAGTCGATCGGTCCTGGCTTTTTTTTTAAGGCTTGCAGCAGCTCCAGGTACATCTTTTCCTTGCCAAGCATCTGCAGCGTGCTCAGCGGTGCCGATGTCTTCGATACCGTCAGATAGGCCGAAAACAGAGTATCGAATGCCTCTTGGCCGCTGAGCGAGTTTTCCAGATGGCGAGCATCTGAAAACATTTGCCCATCGACATCGTTTAAGTGCTTGTCGAGCTGGATGGTCCCATCAGAAGCAAGGCCCGTTTCTGTAGCGTAGCCATCTAGGATCGCGCAGCTGAGCAGATGCAGCCGGTACTCGCGCGTGTAGATGTCGTCGTCACCGGGTCTGCCTGCAAGCTCGCAGCGCTTGTGCGCTCGGATCTCTGCGTCTGCGATCTCGGGTATGGTGCATGTGCGAATCGGCACCCACGTCTGCTGTGGGCAGTCCGGCCAGGGAAACCACTCGTAGCGCTGCGCTCCCAGCTTCAGCGCTTCGATAGCTGAGGACTCAGTGCGCTCTTTGGCCAGCTCTTTGCGCATGCCTTGCGCAAGCTCTCGCCGGTCTTCCGATGCTGCTGCTTTGGTCGGTGCTGTTTTGATCTTCACGGTCTGCACTCCTGCCTGATGTCGTGGTCCTAGCGCGCTTTGGTAGCCCGTCCGCACATGATTACAATCGAGTCCGCGCTGGGGCTAGCCAGCTGCGCCTTTTGGTCGAGGCTCTGCGGGAAGCCCTCAAGCCGCCAGCGCTGCCCGGACGTGTCGCCCTTGTAGTAGAAATACAGGGTGAGCTTTTTGGCCTCTTGGATGATATCGAGCCAGTCCACATCGCCGCCGCCATCGACGCGATGTGCCGACTGAAACGTCACCATGTTTGTGACGGGGCCAGCCGAGTTTCCAGCTAGACCGCCGCGCTGATTGTCGGCACCAAACGTGAACACCGGCTGCGCGCCGTTTGCAGTCTTGATCTCGACTGTGTTTAGGTCGGCCAAGTACTGCACGCGCGATCCACGGATTGCCATATGCACTTGCATCTGCGCGGCATACGTCACCAATTGCTGTGGTTGATTTGGCATGGTTTATGTCTCCTCTATGCCCTGGTGACTTGCTTGAAGACCGCTTCCCACTGCAGGAAGTGGCCGATGACCTGGAGCGGGATGTTTGGCGTCAGCAGCCGGTCCGGGTTGGACGGGTGGATCTTGGACTTGATAGCGCCAGACGCGATGATCGTCTCGACGTTGACCAGCTGGCCCTTGGCCCCACGCTCGCGCAGGCGCTCAAACAGGAAGTCATCGAACAGATCCGGCGTGAGCACACCAGGGATGCCGTCTTGATTCGGCTCGTTGGGGTCGGAGTCTGCGAGCTTGTAGCCCTCGAAATGGATCGGGACGTTTAGCTCTAGCTCGTCGGCAATGTCGTCTGGCACAAGCACGCACTGCAGACCCAAGCACGCATAGTCAGGGTTGCCATCCACGGTCTGAAACCGCGTAGTGATGGGACGGCTGATCTTGCCAACGGTGGTCTGCGTCGGGAACGTCTTGATCGGCGTCAGACCGACATTGAGCGCTGCAGTCTCTTCCGCGTTGGTGATGCGGTTGCTGTTGAGAACCGGCCCACGGAAGTTCGCCCACTCCTTACCGGCGATGTTTGCCGCGATGTCCTCGTCAGTACCTTTGACGATAAAGACCGCATATCGAGCCGCCAGCGCGTAGGGCTGAATCTCTGCGCTCTTGCACCATGCGATCGTGGCGCGGTGGGCGTTGCATGCCGTTGATACAACGGTTGCCGTACCGAGCGATCCAGTGTGGCCGGCCACGATGATTCCGCGAAACCCGATGAGCGGATCGGCGCGGTCATTGGCGTATTGCACCCAGCGCGGCACACCGACAGACAAGCTCGCGGAGTTATCCGGGCAGACGATGATCTTGCAGCCAAAGGATGCAAGCGCATCGAGCGCCGTGGACGGGTCAGAGTCCGTAGTGCCGACAGTCGTAACGGCAAAGGCATACGTGCTGCCAGTGATGCCGGACACTTCCAGCCGTGGCGAGAACACATTGCCGCGTGCGCCCTTGTGATTCCACCGAAACAAAACCGTATTGGCTACGGGCACAGTCGGGCAGTACACAGGCAGGTCGCGGATCTTCACCATCTCGTTGTAGATGGCCGTAGCCTGATCATTGGCGGACATGCCAGCCGAGATAGGGACTTCCACCAGCCGCAGATATCCCTGAATCTGAATCAGCAGCGAGCCGCCAAGCACTGACGGATTGGTGACAGTCAGCGTCTGTTCTGCGTAGTTGCCGCCCACAGCTTCCGGGTAGCTGACGCCCCACAACGTGACATCCTGATTTTCCTCAAAAGCCTCACGGACTCCGAGGTGCATTTCACTGCCGTAGCCCCACTGTGCAGCCGCGTCATCCTCGGAGACGATAGGGCCAAACAGCGTGTTATCAGCAATGGTCGCAACGCCACTGCCTACTTTTTTTGCATAGCCGGTGAGCACGATATTGCGCGGTGCCGCACCGGAGCTTTGTGGACCCTTGCCAAACTGCACCTGCAAAAACATTGCAGGGCGCTTGTTCGAGGGGGAGATGGACATTGATAGCACTCCTCTTGGTAAATGTTTACGCCGCTACGATGTCTCCATCGGCAAGCGCTGTACGGAAATACAGACCGATCGCACCTTCGATCGGAACCTCGACTACCAGCTCATCGCCATTGGCGTCTAGGTTGGTGAGGTGAACCGGGAAGCCAGACACGAACAAATCGGAGGACTGCCCGACGTAGTTCCCCTTGCCATCTACGCTGATACCTGGGGCACCTGGAAGCACGCGCGACGCCTCTTCGATGTGGCTGCCATCGGGGCCGCGATTGCACTCGCGCAAGCCTACGTAGTGTCGGTTTCTGTCCGTGCTTCGCTGGATGTCAATCAGCAGCCGATCGGGCACTGCTTTGACTTTGATCGTCTTCATGTCGTGATGGCTCCTCGGTCTGGTGGCACTAGGCCGCTACGGGATGCAAGCTCTGGATTGAGCCGCGCGTCGTCGATGCTACCCGATTCGAGCCTGTGGCGCAGCAAGTACTCAAAATACGCATGATGGAACGCGGGGAGGTCCATGCCGAGATTGACTACTGTGCGCTCCCAGAATTGTTCGGCCTGGAAGCTGCCAGCCAGACACGGGTAGATCATCTGCTGGCTTGGCCCCATGTAGCCCATCTCGGTTTCGTAGCCTTGCCAGCCTTGCGCAAAGTCTCGCAGCAGCGCCGCATCCAGAATCCGCCGGTCATCCACGCACCGAAACGTGTTAGTAAGCACGCGCCGCAGGTGTTCATCGAATTGCTGCAGCAGCGGCCATATCCGCTCAGTCTCGGAGTGCGGTGGCAGCACCCACATAAACTTGACCGTCATGGTGTTTTTATCGACGCCAGCGGTGTGGGGTCTGCGCACGTTCTTTGACCGCCAGATGGCAAAGAGCGGCCACGATGCTTCGCCCTCTTTCACCGCGTCAAAGTTTTTGCCTTTCATCGGGTCCGCGCGGAACAGCGTCTGAATCGGCCTAGTCTGCGGGTTGTCATAGGTGCGCTTAAAGTCAGCTACCCAGCCTTCGCAGATCTTGGGTTGGATCGGCGCGATGTAGCCATCCCCGAGGTGGCGCAGAATGATCGCGGCCAGCGCTTCGATCTGGTAGTCGAGCACGATGCGTGGCGAGATCGTGAGGTCTGCAGCTGGTGTAGCGCGATTCATGAACGCCTCGACAGACCGCCGCCGCCACTCACGTTTGCGCCATCGATCGTGATTATAGGCAGTGACTCTAGCTCGTTCAGGTACTGCGAGTTGTAGAACAGCGCATCGGCGGCGAACTTGTCCGTGGGGTCTTTGTAGTTCGTGCGAAATAGCAGCTCTAGAGTCTTAAACACCTTCAGCTGCGATAGGTCCGCAAGGTCTGCAAAGTCCTCTAGTCGCACAGGCTGTGACAGCTTTCTGAGGTCGCGCACGATGTCCGCTTCAGCGTCTCGGAACCAGGGGTCATAAAGCTCCGGCTTAGCGTATGGGTCAGCAATGGCTGCAGCTTCCACTAGGAGCTGAGGCCGTTTGATTTTCCGCCATGTGGGAACAAGGTTTTCGCAGTTGCTGTAGCGCGAAAGCAGATGCTCCTCATTGCACGGTATGCGTCCGGTAGCCATTACGATGTACCCATGACCTTTTCAAATCGCCTGGATATGCGCGTCACGAACTCGTCCTCAGTAAGTGCGCCACTGATAAACTGCAGCGCTCGCGTGCCTGGGTGATTTACCTTAGAGGCAAACACTAGACCCGCAGGACCCTGAAACGCCAGCCTGCGCGCATTCTTGGGCCGGATCTCGTGCGGCTTGGTGCCGTACTCCAGAAACCCAGCGGCCACTGACTCAGCGCGGATGAATCCGATCCATGACTTTTCGCCGCCTTCTGGTTGCGAGAAGATGCCGCCCTGGATGCTTTGCCGCGTCTCGCCGGTATCGTCCAAGAATGGGGCCGCTTTGGCGCGCTGCGCACCTTCATCCATCAGCTGCACAATCTCGTCTTCGAGCGCAGCGGGTAGCGTGCGTTCTGCTAGCGTTTCTAGGTTATCCCAAGTGTCGCCGTCTGCCTCGTATTCGATCATGCGGACACCTCTTTGGCTTGTCGCTTCCGCTTCAGCTCGGCGTTCTGCTCTTTCATAATCCGCTGCCGCTCAGCCTCAAGCAGCACCGGGTCTGTCGCATGCAAGTAGTCTGCGTACAGCTGCGCGAAGTTGTGCCCCGGATAGCGCACATCGAGCCAAGCCAAGTACTTGATACACAGCTCGCGATCGGCGGGCATTCCAGAAGCATCGACAGGGATGATCTTCCAGTTCAGCGGCTGCCCACGTAAGTACCTGTCGGCCACCAGTGCGGGCACTACGTTTGAAATCTGCAGCGGATTGCCGTCTAGCGCAACACCGGGCATCTGGTAGCCCGTAAAGAGCGCGCCGCCAGTGTTTATGCGCTGCATGCGCACCGGGTCTTGGATTCTATCGACGGGGCATAGCTGGTTGGAATCAACCAGATGGAATGCTACAGGAGGGGGAGTCACTGCCGGGGTGGACATGCTCTTGACTTTATCAGCAAATCCATCCCGGCTTCCAGCTACTTGCTACGGATTGTAGAAGCCAGACTGCATAGCAGCCGCGCCACTGGAGCCGAGCGCCCAGCCATGGTCAAGGCAGATGCGGATCGCCACTTCGTCCTTCTCGTAGGCGTCGCCCAAGTACTTGAGCTTCCACCCGAAGCCAAACTGCTTAGCGATGTTCTCGCCGGGCATACCGCGCAGCAGGCCATAGAACCCGCCGTGATCCACGCCTGGACCTTCGCTAACCATCGGGTCCAAACAGACCGCAACGATGGGCTTGGTGGGCTTGGTGCCGATGATCTGGGTGGGCAGATCGTCAACGGTGAGAAGCGGGTGGCCGTTGTAGATCTCGATCTTGTCGAGAGCCAGCGACTTCAGTTCCTCTGGGACGTTAGCCATCAATTCCCACATGGCCGCAGTCTCAAGCGTGGAGCCGCCCATCATGCGGTTCAGCGAGCGGAGCGCGCGCTTCTGGCTGGAGTCCATGACCAGAGCAGTCATGCGGTTGTTGCGGTAAGCGCCATGCAGCTTGTCGATGAGCGCATCCAGGTGCTCGAACGTCACCGAGGTGGGGACGCCAAACGTGCTCTTCTGGCCAGCTTCCATCAGCGCGATCAAACCGTCCGGCGACTTGTTGGTCGTGCTGAAAATCAGCTCGGCCTGCGCATCGGCACCGGGAAGCGTGCCAACGGTAAAGGTGATGTACGCATCCTTGTTGGCGCTGCGCAGCGTGATCTGGTCGCCAGGGCTCAGCGGTGCGGACTCCGCGCCGTACTCTGGATCGCCAGGGGCGGAGTACGAAGCCTTCTTGGTGCCAAACGCAAACTTCAGACGGCCATTGCCGTTGATGTCGTCGTTATAGGCGCTGGGGTAGATGGTCCCCGATACAAAGGCAGCGGTCAGACTGCCATTGCTGGCAATGCTGCAGCTGTCAATGTAGCGGCCAGTCATGGCGGTGTTCCACGCTCCGCGCGCCATTTCCTGTTGCACGATCATAACTTTACTCATGAGCGGGTCGCCCATGAAGTGCGGGCTGTTGGTGTAGGCATCGCGAAGCGTGGAAGGCATCGCGGGCTGCTCTACAGCATTCCGCAGGAACGAGCGGATCTCGACGATCTTGGGGTCTTGCGTGATCGTGATGGACGAGCCCGGCGAGATGTACTTGATATTGGTGAACTCGCCATAAGCACGACGGAAGTACGACTTGCTATTCGTACCGTCGGTGATCATGTCGAACGCCATCAGCTGAGCTAGCTGGTTCGCGCGGAACGAGTTCGCAAACACCTGCTTATTGAAGGTGTGCTGCGTCTGCGCCCACGCAGTAACTGGGGTGTAAAAAGTGGACATGAAGGAGGCTCCTTTATCGGAGGGCGCAAAGGCCCTCCCCCTGATGATCAAAGCGAGTCGGAAAACCCGCGTGGTTCACGAAACTATGACGGCAACAGGGCCTTTGCCGCTGCTGTCGCGTACTCAACTTGCCCAAGGTGATTGCCCCGCGCCGGATTCACGCCTTGCGGGAAGCTCATCGGGACGCCACCGGCTGCGCTACCCTGGAAGCCCATGCCCGGCGGTACTACTTGCTTGTAGATCTTGGCGTCCGGCGTATCGAGCCAAGTGTCGATGCCCGTCTCTAGCAGCTCAAACTTCTTTTGGCCGCTCGCTTGGTCGATGCCAAGCTCTAGGTACAGCCGCTTGTTCTCTTTGCTGCGATTGACGACGCCCTTCAGCATCAGCACTTCAGCCGCTGCAGTCACAGCGTCAGGAGTCAGCTTGTACTTGCTGTTTTTTTCAAGCGCATTACGGACGGCAATCTGCGTGTCGATGAGAGCGGCCTTCTCTTCGGCGGCTTCTTTTTCGGCTCTCATCTGCTGCAGCTGCTTCTCGTACTCCGCTTGCCGCTGCTTCAGTAGTTCGTGCTCGCGTTGTACGGACAACAGAGCGGGATCAAGCTGCTGCTGTTGCTGCGGAGCGGGCGCGGCTGGCGGTGCAGCGGGTGGCTGCGGCGGCACCGGTGGCGCGATGGGCGCGGCTGGCGGGGTAGCAGCGGCCACGGGGGGTGCTTGAGGCTGTGCCTGCAGTTGAACGCCGCCCAGCAGCGACTTCAGCGTCGTCTCGATAAAGTCGCGCTGACGCTTCTCAGACTCCGCAAACATCTCGTGCGTAACGTACTGCGGAGCTGCTGGCGGTGTCGCAGCAGCTGGCGGTGCAACGGGTGGCGCTGCCACAGGTGGCGCAGATGGCGGAATGATGGGCATCATCCCAGCAGCAGACGGTTGCGCTGGGGGCGCAGTGCCGCCACCGGCAGCTCCATCGGGCACGCCTTCGGCCATCATGTTGCACAGTGAGCCCATCGACAGACCGAGGGCGGGGATGATTCCTGCTAGTAGCTTTTGGTACATGGGTCGTTTTCTCCTACCGGTTTTCTATTCGCTTGCGCCTAGTGAACTACGCGGACGGCCCACCACTGTGCGGACGCACGCGGAGCAGAGTTACCTTGGCCGAGTTGGCACCGGCCACGTCAAACAGACCTTCGATCGTGATGTCGGTCGCGGGGTCGCTCAGGTCCACGGCAATGTTAGCTGCCGAGTTGGCATCCGAGGACACCACAGCAGTGTCGCCCTTCAGGCTGGCGTTGGCCATGACCTTGATCGCGCCTGGGTCGCCTGGGGTCACAACGTAGGCGTCGAGCTTGATCGACATGGTGTCGCCAGCGTTGACCGGATCAAGCGCTGCGAAGGTGGCTATCACGGTACCGCCCAGCTTGACGCGAGCTTGAAACTTAGTGAGCGCGGGGGCCGACAGCTCGATAAGCGCGGTCAGGCTCATACCGTCGCCAGCTTGCAGAGCGCGCGGGTCGATGGTCGCCTTTTTGTCAAACTCGGCAAAGGCGATGCCGGTAATGGCGGTACTGTCCACCAAGCTGATCTTGGAAAGACTCGCTGCGCCACTTCGCGACCCAAGGCCAAGCATGATGCGGCTGTTGGGGAATCCAACACCCACCACGTATGGACTCGTAGCGCCGGAAGGGTAGTTGGTGTCGCCAACTTTCGCGGCAAGTCCATCAGTGCCGACGATGTAGTCAGCGCCAACCACGGCACCGGCAACTTCCAGGTCGCCGTCAAGCTGGCGCAGCACCATGTGCAGCCCATCGTGCTCGTCAATCACGTAGTCGGGCTTGACACCGGCTGGCGCAACGTCAAACAGAGCGGCGCTATTAAGCTCGTCAATGGCTGGCAGTGCGGCACCAGCCAAGACCATGAACAGGCCCTTGGTTAGCAGTGCCGCAACGGTGGAATCTTTAGCGCGGCCAAACACATACTTCGGCTGCGCAGGCAGAGCGCCCGAAGTGCCGCCCTCTTGAAACTGGAACAGCAACTTGGAATTACGCGGGCCATTCGCCAGCACAAGCTGCTCGCCAGAGGATTGATCGCGGGTGTTCGTGGACATGGATGAAGCTCCTATTTAGCGGGTGCTGCCGCAGTGCCATTTAACGCTGCGGCGTGGATGATATCATATGAATCTGCGATGGTAGCGTCGATCTCTGCATCGATCTTGTGAATCTCATGCTCTGACGCATCAGAGACGACGCAACGATACAGCTTTTTCCAGATGGCTTTGAGCGCTTCAGGCCCCCACGGAATCGTTAGGCCCTTGAGCGCTTCATCAATCTGCGTCGAGTAGCGGTCAACATCAAACGTGGTAGCGCGATGCACTTCGATGGCATCTAGCACCGACTCGCGAAAGGACATCGAGCGGCCAGCTATCACGATCAAGTTGCGCTCGCAGTGCTCCAGGTTCTTTGCGGCGTTGCGAAGCATGCTCGATGTCTGCTGAAACCTGATGCGCATCGCCTCAGCCGTCTCGGTGTAGCGCCGCGAGTTGAGGTCTAGCCCCGAGATCGCATGAAGCATCTCGGTTGTGCCTTCCATGCGCTTTTCGTACACGTTCGCCGACTCTGCAGACGGATTGATGTAGCGCGTGATGCCCTTGCTTGACTCGTCTTCGGTCAGGTAGTTGCCGATACCTATCGACGTTTGACCAGGGCCGACACCGGGAGGCTTGGGTTTTATCAGCTGAGCAAAGGTCTGCCCACGCATGATGTTGCGCAGCTCGGAGTTCTGCTGAAACAGGTCCCACGCCACTTTGGCAAGGTTGTAGATCTGCGGCAGTCCAGACGATGCGACAGCGCCAAAGCCTTCATCCCATGAGCAGAACTCTACCGGTATGCGCCCGTGGTAGTTGATGCCGCTGGTCTGCGAGTAGATGCGCCCGGTGTCGTCGTCAAAGTAGCCGCGACCTTTGGCGTGGTTCGGTGGCGGCATCAGAATAACGTAGCGTTCCCAGCGGTCTGGGTAGAGAAACGTGATGTGCTCCTCGTACAGCTTTTCATCGAGCATGCTGGTCCGCTTGTGCTCGTGCATGGTTGAGATCTTGAGCGCGGACACTTCGCCGTTTGGCCGCTGGTCCCAGTCTAGGATCTCTTGCGGGCACAGCGGGACGACATAGGGCAGTCTGTCTGCAGCCATGGTGTCGTCGGCATCAGGGATGTCAGACGGAGAATCGACCAGCTTTCCAGACCAGCCAAAGAGCTGAGTACGCAGCGCAGTGTTGCGCATCGAATGCGACATCGAGCGCTTGCGAGAGTCGGCTGCATCGAGCCACGCAGCCAGGGCCTTTGGTAGCTTGTTGCGCTGGGGCTCTTGCTGAAACAGAAGCGAGTTTGTGACGCGGACGATCTTCTCTACCGGGTTGTGATAGCTCGCGCACATGATGCGGTCGCGGTAGGCGTCTTGGTCCTCGCCCGTAAACGCAACCAAGTAGCTCGAATCACTCTGCCTTGCGCGCTTGGCCCCATCGGGCTGAATGGTCATGTAGTCGTCGCGAGTAGTGAGCCACACCGACCGGCCACGCTCATACGCTCGGCGACCCCAGAACGGAGCATCGGGCGCTGGTATCAGCCCGTTCTGGAAGCCGCCGCCGCCCACGTAGGCATCCAGCAGGAAGTTGTGCAGGATGCGTTCCTCTTCGTATCCACGCCGAGTGGACCGAAGTAGGCACAGCATCCTGCGCTCTTCCTCTGACTTCTGACCGAAGTAGCTGGTTAGGTTCATGCTTAGACGGGTTCTAGCTCAGCGTTGTTCATCTTGGCTAGCTCTTGCTGGTCAAGGCCAAGCTCTACTTCGTACTGCTCAAAGTCGGCACCGGCTGCTTTCAGCACGCAGCCCAGCGTGACCATGTTGTAGGCCACTCGCTTGGCGACGCCTGCAACCTTGTGCTCAATCCAGACCGTGTATCGCTTCTGGCTAGCCTTGCCGTAGAAGTCCAGAAACGCGGGCGTGTCCTGCAGCGCTCCGGTAGCTCCTGGTGGCTGATACAGCAGCTTGAGCGCGCGACATGGAATCACGCGGACCGGCTGCTCTGGGCGCTGATACTCGTACCACACCCGGAAGATCTCAAAGCTCAGCAGGCCGTCGATGGGCGCGGTGTCGCTATAGACCTTATCCCAGCCCTCAGCGATTCGTAGCTTCGTGATTGTGACCGCCATAATGACACCGCCCCTTGCTTAGATGTTTTCTAGCGACAGAGAGACTGCAGCATTGTGGACGTGGCCCTCGTAGTTTCGGAGGATCGCGTTGCACACTGCGATGTTGGTCGCGGAATCGACCGGAACAGTCATGATGGCCGGGGTGAGAATGATGCGGTTGTGCGCGGCATCATTGGCGAAGTGCTGGTTGACAGCAGTGCGGTACTGGACCAGCAGAGCCGACAGGGTAGGAACGTCGGTCGCATCAGGCTCAGTGATCACTGCAGCGTTTGCAGTGTCGGCAACGTAGTGCGCATAGGTCGCATCGGCGAAGTGCGCCAACAGGAACGGACGCAGCGCGTTCATTTTGGTGATCGCTTCGGCATGCGTCACAGCTGGCGCAAAGCTATCCGGCACCTGATTGACTGCATCGGTCTGGTCGGGCTGATACGTGAACTCAGCATTGACCACAGCGTTGTGGAGCGCATTGCCAGCGCGCTTGCGGTTGTACGCATCCAGGGCTAGCAGCTTGACGGCAGCAGCAGCCTGGATGGGCGGCGTTCCGAGTACTTTCTTGCTGTACATGGGGCAAAACTCCGATGTCTAAAGTGGAAGTGGTTTACGCGGGCTCACGGATATCGAGAGCGATTTCTGCGTAGGAGACTCCGGCCAGCACTACAGGGCTTGCGCTCTTGTTTGTGCCAACGATGGCCCCAGCATCGCCCATAACGCGCGGGCGTGCAATACCAGCTGCGCCAGCGGTCATCTCCTTGCCAAGCACCAAAGCGACCATGGGGTCAATCTTGGCAAGCACTGAGCCTTCATCTGCAAACTCCACGGCGGAGTTTTTCGGCACGCTGGCAGCGCTGGTCGAGATGCCAGCCAGCACGGCTTCGTTGTCCGCTGCAGACTTGACGCCGATAAGCTCGTACTCGACTCGGTACTCAGCTTCAGGGTTCACGTCTGGCGTGATAGACACGATGGACGCGCATGCGGCGTTACTAACCACCGCGCCGCCGCCAGCTGGAATCGAAATCTCCTCTCGGCTTGTGAGCGGTCCAGCGTAGGACTTGTAGCGCATCGAGAACTTGGTGGCCTTGCCCATGGCCGCAACGGTGATGCGCACGCGCCACCGCGAACCGGGCAGCGGGTTTGGCAGCTGAGCCGCGGTCAGTGCAATAGCGCTGTCACCTTTCGGTACGATGGCGGCAGCTCCAGGTGAGCGATACTCGACAGCCGGTGCCAGTAGCATGCCGAGCACAATCGGCGTCATCCCAAGGTTGTACTTTTTCATGGTTAGTCAGCCTTCGCAGCAGAGAAGGAGTGCCGCACGTAGTCAACAAAGATGAGCGGGTTTGGCGTATCCGAGATCACGGACCACAGGCCATAGACGGTTGGGTTTAGGCCGGGTAGGTCAATAACGCCCAGCTCGACGCGATTACCGCCCTTGACGCAGTAGCCGCGATACTCGGTGCCAACCTTGTGGATCTCCAGCGCATCGAATGAGGGGATGGCTGGCAGCAGCAGCGGACTGCCCACGTTGGTCAAATCGTCTGGCGGGTAAGCCCAGACCATCTGCACTTTCACGGGCAGGTCAGTGTTGGTGTAGTCGGTGACGATCGAGAAGCCCACGAACTTGGTGAAGTCGAGGTTGTCCGATCCGTCATTGTCGCCCATCAGGATCAAGGCGATGCCGTCATTGTCAGATACGGGCAGGCTCGATACATCGACTTCGCGAACGAATCCCCACAGCATCTGCCAGTTAGCTGGGGCGTTTCCGGCGTCCAGGTTCTCGGGCTTGAGCAGCTGCCTGATGCCCTGCCCGATGGTCTGCAGTGGGTCACTCACGCCTTGCATAACCAAGTGGCTCTTGCGGCTGCTGTTCACATCGTATCGCACGGTGTCAGCTGGCGTGGTAAACGAGTCACCGCGCGCCACTCCACCCAGCGACCAAGTGCCAGTCTTGATCCAGTCCGCGCTGAGGTCTGAGCCCTCAAACTCGTCATCGTTAGAGCTTGCAGTGACTGGCTTCTGGCTGGGGTCCCAGAATCCAAAGGCAGGCCCGCCGCTATTGCCGTCGCCGCCTGTAGTAGCGGTCAAGCCCTCTAGTACGACGATCGCAGAGCGCGAGTCGTCCCACTTCAGTGGATGCGTTGTGGACATTGATGTGACTCCTCTGATGCAGCCCATTGTGGTGAGCCGCTGTAGCGCAGTAAT